GAAGTAGAAGAACCCTTAGTTGTGAATAAAAAAGATAAAAAAATAACCCAAAATAGAGAACAATCACAAGGTTCTCAAAAATCACCAGAAACGAAAAAGGATTCAAAAACATTTGCAATGTTAATGAGTGAAATAGAACAATTATTAGATTTTGTATATAACACTAAAAAATTATCCAAAGGGGAGAAAAATTGGTATAAACATTCTGCGTTGGTAATACAAATGCTGATTAATGATTTTGGGTTTACAAATGAGAACATTCGCGAATATATGATGGAACATATATTGGATATGTTATTGTTCTCGGATAAGATGATTTTAATAAAACATTTTTATATTGAGAATAATGAACCAAATGGATTGAATGAAGAATTAATACAACAATATTTGGATAAAAGAATTGTTCGTTCTGGTAATTATTGGGGAATTGTTCTCATGAAAGATGACATATTAAAGATTTTTACAAAATCGGAAAACAATGAATTAGTAGAAGTCGATGCGGATGACTATCAATTATTTGTAAAAGATTTGGTAAGGTTTGATGTTAAAAAAAATACATTGAATAATATGGTTGGGTTTGTGAATTTATTTACATCAAAAAAATCAAACCAAAAAGAAATGGTATTTAAAATCAAAGATTTGACGCAGAAACGAAATAATACAGGAGCTCGTGCAGATGATGCAGGAAAAGAAAAAATAATAAAATTTTTGAACATAATATTAGAAGAAAATAAATACAATGACGAGAACACGGAAAAAATCACGCAAATTGGACTATGTGTAATATTGGAATTCATTATGCGTCGTTTGAATGTAGTAAACAAAAAAGGAAAGGTATTCTTCTTGAACCCAGAGCAGACAGCAATTACACAAATTGTAAAGTTCTCATTTTAGAATAATATATTTATAAAACAATATAATAAATATATTATATATATTTTATACTGATATTATGAGTGAATTTCAAAATGATAAATTAGTATTTTATTTTGAAGAAATAAATGAAGATTCAAAAATAGATTTGCAAATTTTTATCGTATTTGATGAACATGAAGAAGAATATTACATTACAGGCGTTCGCGATTCAAATAAAACAGATTATAAACAATTCAAATTTTATTGTAAAACTGCAAACAATGTAGAACAATATATTTCATCTATTATTGATGAATCATCCAAATTAAATTATACATTATATAATTTTCCAAATCTATGGAACGACAGTGATATAGATTACTATGTATTGGAAGAAAGAAGACAAGTAGAATGCGAGATAGTGGGTTACGATAAAAAAATATTTAAAAATTTTATGCGAAATTTGAAAATTATGTTGAAAAATTTAAAAAATGTAAGATATTAGAATGTGTATAAAAAATTGATTATAAAAAGATATATTCATAATAATATAAAATCTACATTTATTATATTAACAATGGAACAAACTAATATTAAATTACATAACGCAGAAAAATCAAAAATTTATGGTGTTTACATTTCTTCGTTATTGACACAAAAAATAGTAATATCAATGAATGAAGTTGGAAAAAATATAAAACAGAATTTAGAAAAAAAAATAACTTCAAAAATAGAAGGTAAATGTATAAAAGAAGGTTTTATTAAACCAAATTCTGTGAAAATTGTAAGTTATTCAAGTGGATTAGTGAATTTATCGTATATTGAATTTGAAGTAGTATTTGAATGTATGATTTGTCATCCAGTCGAAGGAATGTTAATTGAATGTGATGTAAGAACGGTAACAAAGGCCGGTATTCATGCAGTTGTAAAGACTGATGATGATGTTATACCTGTAACTGTATTTGTTGCAAGAGACCATAATTATAATGATGCGTATTTTGCAACAATAAAAGAAAATATGAAAATAACAGTACGTGTAATAGGAGTTCGATTTGAATTGAATGACCCATTTATTTGTGTTATTGCAAAATTACTTCAAAATCGCGATGAATTTAGAAGGGGTGGGAGTGAAATGCCAAAACTCACGATAATGGAGAACCTTGATGGATTTGAATAAAATGATTAAATTATAAAATGATATATAGATATTTTATAATATAAATCATCGGAATCAATGGATTTAGAAATATTGAAAACAAAAATAGAAAAAATGTCAAAAATGCATCATATAGAAATTTTAAAAATATTAAAAAAAAATGGAAATGTAAAACTAAATGAAAATAAAAGCGGCGTATACGTAAATCTTTCTTTTTTGCCCAAGGATACCATTTCTGAATTAGAATATTATTTGAATTATATAGAAGACCAGGAAACGTCATTGATAATACTTGAAAACCAAAAAGAAGAATTTAAAAACAGTTTCTTTATTGAAAAAGAAGTTAAAGACGATATGCTATGTTATAGTAGTATATCAAAATAATGTCTACATATTTACATCAAATTTTTTATAATTATAACAAATTTGATAATGAAGCAAGTTTATCAATATTGAATGAATTTATGCTTACATCTATGCTAAAACAAAACATATTAGATACATTTAACGAAACTGATAAACCAGTTACCAATAATGATAAACCTCAAAAACAGACTAATGAAACAAACGAAAACGCAGAGATTTATTTTTCAAATAAACAAAATCCTCTTTTTTGGGCTGTTTATATAAATATTTACGGCTATGAAAATTACATGCAAATATCCAATAAATATGGTAATGCAGAATTAGAAGAAAAACAAAAAATGATAGAATTTTTGAAGAAAAATTATTCCAAACTAAAAGAAGTAAACAAAAAAGTAACGAAAGTAATGATTCAAGAATGGATGTCCGAATTAATGTCAGCATCGAAAATATCAGTACAGTTATTGCAATTATTTAGTGTATATTATAAAAAAAATATTATGGTTTGCAATGAAATTAATAATACATATTTAAATTTTTCATCAGGAAATGAAGAAAATGATATGTTGCCAATGGTTATTGTAAAAACTCGAAATAATAATTATGGAGTATATATTGATATAACCCATGAAAAAATAAACGAATTAATGAATGGTGTAGGTTTAGAAGATATCGAAAAACCATTAAAAGGTATTTCAAGTTATAAAATGCCAGAATTAATAGATTTGGCGAAAAAATGTGGAATTCAATATGACCAGATGAACAAACCAGAATTATATGGAAAAATTTGGAATCATTTACAAATGGCATACAACAAATAACGTCTTTTATACTGATAATAGAAAGAAAACGTTACAATAGTAAAAGAAAATTGAAAATATAATAGAAATAATATATGAAAATACTATATAATATCTTATAATGGAAGTAAAAATGAATAGTTTGGAAGAAGGTGAAATCCGTGATTCGCCAGAATTAAAAAATGATAAACCAGAACCATCTATTAAAAATAGCAAAGCAGAATTTGAAAATATGGTAGAATTTTATTTAGCAAGTAATCCAATCGTTTCGCAAAATAGAAAAACAAGCGAATTAGAAATTCGATTTGGTACAAATTCAAAAATAGCCAAACCTATTTCAAAAATTGACTATGAAAACGTAGTGAAACAATTATATTCAAGTGGATTTACAACGAATGATTCGAAAGGATTGCACATATTACGTATTCAAAACGAATATTATGACATTCGTAAAGAAATTACAAAAATATCCAATATTCGTGCAGAAATTGTTGGTGTAGATATGATACAGGAATATTGTAAGTCAAACAGCATTCAAAAACTATTGGATATGCCTTCGACTGTTTCAGCATTAGGACCAAAAATAAAATTTACACAAAAATCACCACCAATGATAAATAGTGATAAACCATTACGTCCAGTAGATTTTACAGATTTTAATTTCCGTGCATCTTATCAAATGGAACAAGATTACACTGTTCAATCGAATACTGCGCGAAACATTATTAATAAATGGTCCGATTCTAAAAAAATATTTCGTCATATTAATCGTGTTCGATTTTCACATGATGAATATCCAATATTTGCGGATATTAGTATATTAAAAGGTTCAAAGAAAATTGGCAGGGTTCCTGTTCCTGAATATACGATTCAAGAGGCTGGTGTATTTGAAAATATAGAATCCTATGAAGTTGAATTGGAAATTGATAATTCAAAAGTCGGTGTTGGAACTAAATATGATACCACTCCAAAATTATTAGAAGCAATTCGTAAATGTATTCGAATCGTTTTATCGGCATTACAAGGAACAAATTATCCGATTGCATATAGTGAACGCGAACGCATATTACAATCATATATGAAATTGATTCATGGAGATACATATCAACAACGTCGTGTCATCTCAAAAGATTTCATTGGCCCATCTTCATACACATTGCAAATCGATAATATATCAAAAAATACTCAAACTGCTTCTCCAAAAATATTGAATAATTATACAGTTACCGACAAGGCAGACGGAGAACGTAAATTGCTTTATATAGGCGAAAATGGAAGAATTTACATGATAGATACTAATATGAATGTGATTTTCACCGGTGCATATACAAATGAAAAAACATTATATGATAGTTTAATGGATGGGGAACACATCAAATACGATAAATACAATAAATATATTAATTTGTATGCAGCTTTTGATGTATATTATATTCATAAAAAAAGTGTACGAGAACTTGCATTTACGAAAAGTACCAAAATGGACGAAGAATTGGCGGAAAATTTGTTTCGATTGAATTTGTTGAAAAAAGGTGTTACATTATTGGAACCACGGTCTATTCTTGATACTGGGAAAAAAGATACCATAAACCCTTGCGAATTCAGTATTAAATGCAAAGAATTCTATAAATCATCCGAAGACAATAGTATATTTGAAGCATGTTCATCTATTTTATCAAATATTAACCAGGAATTGTATCCATATAATACTGATGGGTTAATTTTCACACCTGCAAATACAGGCGTAGGTAGTGATACAATCGGTATTGCTGGACCCCTATATAAATCTACATGGGAACAATCTTTCAAATGGAAACCCGCGAAATTCAATACAATTGATTTCTTGGTATCCGTCAAAAAAGATAAAAATGGAAAAGATGAAATTCATAATGTATTTCAAGAAGGCAAAAATGTAGGAGCTATACAAGATATAGTTCAATATAAAACACTTGTATTGAGATGCGGGTTTGATGCAAATAATCATCGTTTCATGAATCCATTTGAAGATGTAATCAATGATAATTTACCGAATCAAGAAGTAGATAACGAAGAAAGATACAAACCTGTTCCATTTCAACCAACTGACCCATACGACCCAAATGCTTGTTATTGTAATGTATTATTACATAAAGACGGAAATGGCGATTTGTATATGAAAACAGAAGAAGGTGAATATTTTGAAGAAGATAGTATTGTGGAATTTAAATATGATATTTCATTAGAAGGCTCATGGAAATGGGTTCCGCTACGTATGCGTTATGATAAAACCGCCGAATTACGTGCTGGTGTGAGAAATTATGGAAATGCATATCATGTTGCAAACAGTAATTGGCATTCTATCCATAATCCTATTACAGAAGATATGATGATGACTGGAAATGGAATACCAGAAGAAGCAGAAGATAGTGATGTATATTACAATCGTTCATCCAAAGATACTTCTACCAAAGCACTTCGTGATTTCCATAATTTATATGTTAAAAAGAAATTAATATTAGGCGTTTCAAATCGTAAAGATACACTTATTGATTATGCGGTCGGTAAAGGTGGTGATTTACCAAAGTGGATACGTGCAAATTTATCATTTGTATTAGGTATTGATGTTTCGCGAGATAATATTCAAAATAGTTTGGATGGCGCATGTGCACGATATTTGAAATCATTCAAAAAGAACAATCGTAATGAATTACCAGGTGCAATATTCCTTCAAGGAAATAGTGGAGTGAATATACGTAATGGCAAAGCATTTATGACAGAAAAAGAAAAAATGATAGCACGAGCATTGTTTGGAAGTGGCCCAAAAGATAGAAAAGAATTAAAAGAAGGTGTATATAAAAATTACGGAGTTGGTCACGATGGATTCAATGTTAGTTCATGTCAATTTGCATTACACTATTTCTTTGAAAATAATACTACATTTCATTCCTTCTTACGAAATTTAGCAGAATGTACAAAAATGGGAGGATATTTTATTGGAACATGTTATGATGGAAATGCCGTATTTGAAAAACTAAAAAATAAAAACAAAGGGGAAAGTGTTTCCATCATGCGTGATGACACGAAAATGTATGAAATCACTAAAATGTATGATGAAACCGGGTTTCCAGATGATGAGTTGAGTATTGGATATACAATTAATGTATATCAAGAATCGATTAATAAAACATTTGCAGAATATTTAGTGAATTTCAATTATTTCATTAGAATGATGGAAAATTACGGATTTGTATTAGCAACAAAAGAACAAGCTGAAAAAATGGATTTGCCCAATGGAAGTGGGTTATTCGATGAACTTTACTCACATATGACACGAGAAATTGAACGAAATCCAAATAAAGCATATGATTATGGAACCGCGAACCAAATGACAACCGATGAAAAATGGATTTCGTTTATGAATCGTTATTTTGTATTCAATAAAGTACGTAGTGTAGATAGTGAAAAAATATATAATCAGTTTCTGAAAAAAACTGGAAAAATGGACGAAAACGAAGAAATGGATGATTTGTTGAAATTGAAGGAAGAGAAAGAAAAAGAAAAAAAAGAAGAAGAAAAACCAACAACAAAAATACGCAAATTAAATAAAAAAATTGTTTTGGATAAATATTCGCCAGTGGAAGATGATGAAGATGTTGCGATTGCTCCTATATCACAGGCTGTTCCTATGCCACAGATTGTATTCGGTGAAACTGTCAAAATAATGAGACCAAAAAAATAACATATAGAATCGAATGAATATAAATACATATTTGTATGTATATTCAACAACCATAATGATATATTTTTTATTACCTAAAATACACTTTAATATATATTCGAAAATAAATTGCGTTGAATCAAAAGAACTTCCTTTACCATGTATATCAAATTCCTTATCGTATTATCTATGTGATATTAAAGAGAAAATTAATTTATATGAAAAAGAATGGGATAATTATAAAAAATATACAAATCCATACGAATATATACATACACCAGTTCCTTATAAAAAAAAATGCATATCAAAATATAAACCATTATCTAGGTCATATTTTAAAATGTTAGAAATATCACAATCTTTTGGACTACACATTTATTATCATGCCATAAAAACATTTCATTTAGCAGAAGGACCTGGTGGATTTATAGAGGCAATTTGCAAATTAAGAAATAACAAAGAAGATTCATATATAGGTATGACAATTTTGGATGACGATGATAACAATATTCCCTCATGGAAAAAAAGTGAGATTTTTTTAAACGAAAATAAAAATGTATTCATTGAAACTGGATTCGATAAGACTGGTGATATTTTAAAAATAGAAAATTTTGAATATTGTGTAAGTAAATATGGTTCGTCTATGGATTTAATTACTGGGGATGGAGGTTTTGATTTTTCAACAAATTTTAATAACCAAGAACAAGATATGACAAAATTATTATTTGCGCAAGTATGTTTCGCGTTATGCATGCAGAAACGCGAAGGTAGCTTCGTGTTAAAAATATTCGATTCATTCATTTCATCTACAATAGATATTATTTATATATTATGCTCATTTTATAAAAAAGTCTATATAACAAAACCACAAACAAGTCGTTATGCAAATTCTGAAAAATATATTGTTTGCAAAGGATTTTTATTTGAAAATAATAGCAATTTTTATGGGTATATTCATAATGCATTCAAACTAATGACAAATACAACTACAACTACTAATATAACACGTTTTTTATCTATACCAATATCCCATTTTTTTATAACAAGATTGGAAGAATATAACTCTATATTTGGTCAACAACAAATTGAAAATATATATTATACATTAACTCTTATTGAAAATAAAAATAAGAATGATAAAAGTGAGAAAATAGATAATATAGTAAAAATGAATACACAAAAATGCATTCAATGGTGTATAAAACATAATATATCATATTATGATGTATATAATTATTTAGAAATGGTATCACCGCCCCCCGGGTTAGATATATAAGGAATACCGCGATTTTTTTCTAATTTTTTCAAAAATTCATTGTCTATATTATCTGTAATATAATATCCATCAAAACATGATGATTCAAATTTTAATGGATATTTTAAATTTACATTACATGCATCAATTACGTCGATTAAATCGTTATATATTACTTCATCTGCACCAATTTCGAATGCAATTTCGGTTTCATTTTTAGAATTTGCAATTAATTCATTTTTAAATGGTATATCAATTCCATATACGTTTGGATATTTTACCATGGGAGCTGCGCTTGAAAAATATATTTTTTTTGCACCAGCTTTTTTAGCAAGTTGTATAAGTTGCATGCAAGTAGTACCCCGTACAATTGAATCATCTACGATTAATATATTTTTTCCTTGAAAAATCGATTGTATTGTGTTCAATTTTAATTTTACTGATTTTTTTCGAATTTCTTGACCAGGCAATATAAATGTTCTTGGAACATATCTATTTTTTACAAATCCTTCTCTATATGGAATATTTAGTTTTTGCGAAATTTGTAATGCACTAATTCGGGATGTTTCTGGAACGGGAATTATCACATCAATATCATGCACTAAATTTGGATGTTTATTTATTATTTTTTCAGCTAATTTATTTCCCATTTCTAAACGTGCATTATATACAGATATACCATCTATTATTGAGTCTGGTCTAGCAAAATATATATATTCAAATATACACGGATTCAATGAAGATTTTTCACAAACATTATGTGCATGTATTTCATTGCAGTGGTTTATGAAAATACATTCTCCTGGATGAACATCCCGTGTTAATGAAAATTCATTATCTAATACATCAATTGCTACACTTTCAGATGAAAATACATATCCATTTTTATTTTTTCCAAAACATAAAGGACGTATACCATATGGGTCACGAAATGCTACCATCCCCACACGATTAATAAGTACTATAACGGAATACCCGCCTTTACATTTTTCCATTACTTTTTTTACTGTTTCAAATATATCAAATTGGCTAATATTTGAAACATTTTTATTATATAATTCTTCTGCAAATATATTGAGTAAAAGTTCACTATCCGAATTTGTATTTATATTTCGTTTTTTTAATATCATATATTCCTTTAATTCATCGACGTTGGTTAAATTTCCGTTATGAACTAACGCTAAACCAAATGGCGTGTTTGTATATAGTGGTTGCGATTCAAACAATGAAGTTGAACCAGAAGTGGAATAACGAACATGTCCAATTCCCATATTACCTATTAAATTTGTGATATTATCTTGATTGAATACTTCGGACACAAGACCTTTGTTTTTGTACATATGGAATCTGGTATCATGTATAGTCGCAATTCCAGCGGAATCTTGTCCACGGTGTTGTAATACTGTTAGCCCATCGACTAATGATTGATTCACTGGTCGATTATTTTCATTTATGATTCCTAATATACCACACATTTGTTATATATATAAAGTATAATTTTATATATATAATTTTATAATCATTTTTTACACAAATTGTTTATATCATATTGGAAAATGACTTTGATTCACATTTTGCAAATCCATCGCTATATTTTGAGAACGTAGGGGTTTTCTTTATTGGGTAACCAATTTTATCTTTTATAGTATAACCTCCCGCTGGAACACCATATGCAAGGGCATTCGCCATAGCCATTCCATATGCTGTTTGATATTTATATGAATTATCTGTGATTGTATTGTATTTTAAACGAGTAATTAGAGAACTTGCAGAAACAGCTCCTTGTTGTGCATATTGAGAATTATTTGGTTTATAATATACAAGAGAATACATAGGTAATAATTTTGCATTTGAGGTTGAGATTGATGTTTGATTTGCATTGTATGTATAAGTATTTGTAGAAGGATGTTGATATGCGTTTCCACTAGATGTTCTGATTAAAACACTTGGATAATTTCCAGCTGCAAATCCAATAACATCTTGAAATCCATTGTTTAGTATTTTGAAAACGGGAACTACCGAAGTTGCTGCATTTATTGATAAAGAAACAAAGGAACTCCAAGTATTTCCAACGGGATAGTCATATGAACTTGTACTATATGCAGTAGTATTATATGCATAGGATTGTAATTCTATTTTTTTAGTAGCACTGTTAAATCCAATATTCATTAAAAATGTTTTATTAGTACTAGACTTCAATAATACATAATGTTTATTATTATTCATTGTTAGTTTGAATTGTTGATTTAAATCGTCCAAATCATAATAACCATCTTCAATTGTAACTGTGTATTCTACACCATCAAGCCATTGATAATTAAATGTATTATTTCCTAATACACTTGTAATACGATATTTCGCGCATGTTGACATTCCATGGGCAGAATATACATTGCCTGCGGCAGAATTTGAACCGGGTTTTGCAGTAGAATTACCTTGACGTATGTAATTATATTGATTTTGTTCGAAAGTTTTGTTTCTACTAATAAGCAATTGTTTTGTTGAAGTATAGTATGGTTCATATGTAGCGCCCGTTGCTGCATTGTTTTTTTTAATCATACCGCCACTTCTTACGCGGCGTCTTGCATTGTATTCTTGTGACATACATGGGTTTTTTGTTACACATGAACCGTTTTGATATTTATTTGTAGTCTCGTTTGCTTCTTTTCCATCTAAAACATTTGAAACACCAGATGTACATGTAACTGTATTGCTGGTCAATGAATACCCATTGGGCATATTTAATTGGTCAATACTGGCAGAAATTCTACGATTACCTGAGGATGGTGCTGATTTGGAAAAAGCTTCTCTTCTATATATTGGTAAAGGACGGGCATTGAACAATATATTGCCATTTGTGTTTGGTAATACAATTTTATTCTTTTGAAATGCAGACGTAATTTGATTGAACGTTTTTCCTTTCCAAGAATAATATCTAACTTTATTCATATTTAATCTTGCTGACATTATATGTATATAATATAATATATATTTAAATATAAATAATATTACTACTATGCTAAATATCTATAACAAATAAATAAAACTAAATAAAAACAATTATATAATTATGAATAACATGAATTTTATATTTGATTTAAATGATTTTCAAATAGAAAATATGCATTTATTTGAGAAAAAGAAAAATATAGTTGTAGATGGAATTTTTACTAAAATTATATATTCAGATAAACTACTTTCTATGAATGGAATATATTTGAATTTTCCTTTGGAAATTCAATCCAATCAAAATATTTATAACAACAAAAATATTTACTTTTATTCCTATACAAAAATGAATACTATGTATATTAAAGAATTTTCGAAGATTGAGGAATATATTGTCAATTATTATAAATATTTTTATAATGTGAATAAAGAAAACTCCATGGTTTTGACAAAGCAATTACAATCTGGATTTTTTAAATTATATAGAGAACATAACAACGAGAAAAAAGGTGGTAATGTGAAATATGTATTAAAAATATCTGGAATATGGGAAACAAAGACAGAAATAGGTATTACTTTTAAATTATTGGAAATGCATGATTTAATGCAACAATGACGATTGTAAATCAATCATATTAGAATATCATAGAACGTGTAGGTACTCTACGATATGGTTTATTGAATAATATACCCATAGTTGTGTCAAATGGTTTTGGGCCATTTCTTGTATCATGAATTGTATTTGCAGTTGGAATTTCCGCGAAATTGGTAATGAAATTGGTGATATTCAAAAATCCAGTTGGCTCATCATGGTAATATGATATACTATATATAGTATTTAATCCTTCATTTGTAGATTGCATGTATCGATTAAATTCATGTTTATTGACAGTTTTTTCAAATCCATCAAAAATTTGGATAATTTTTGGGTCTTTATATGGATAAAATGTTGTTCTGTCTACGCGTATGTTGGCACGTTGAGATCTTTTGTATAATAAATTATCTTCAAATCCCCATGCCCAGAAATTTGGGAATCCATTTAATGATTCAAAATCAGAACCAATTATAGATACAATACCACCTAATGCGTAATCAAATCCATAGAAATGTTTGATATTTCCTCTTGTTGTTTCGTAATTTAATAATCCTTTTTCAGCAGGCATAGTATCTACATCATTGAAAACAAATGTAATGTTTTTATAGTCATTAGGATATTTATGTTTAATATATAGAAATCCTATATTTTTCATTGCACCACGGTTGAATTGACGATTGTCGGCTTGATGAGCAAAAATGATTTTGTAAGAATTTTTTGGATAATCTTCTAGAATTATTTGCATTTTTTCTAAAAATGCTTTTTTGTTTTCTTCTCGGTCTCTATATGGAACAATAAATACTAATTTAGGTACAGTATCTAGCTCATCCGGTTCATTTTCTACTATTTCAATCTTAATATTTTCAGGGGTGGCTTCTTCTGTAATCGGTGTTTCTATTACAGTAATTTGGGAAACAACTGGTTCCTCAACAACTGGTTCCTCAACAACTGGTTCCTCTACAACAAGTGGTTCTTCAATAACTGGTGGTTCTTCAATAACTGGTGCTGGTTCCTCAACAACAACTGGTTCCTCAACAACAACTGGTTCTTCAACAACAACTGGTTCTTCAACAACAACTGGTTCTTCAACAACAACTGGTTCTTCAACAACAATTGGTTCTTCAAGAACTGGTTCTTCAACAACAATTGGTTCTTCAACAACAACTGGTTCTTCAACAACTGGTTCCTCAACAACAACTGGTTCAGTAACTGGTTCTTCAACAACAACTGGTTCTTCAACAACAACTGGTTCAGTAACTGGTTCTTCAACAACAACTGGTTCAGTAACTGGTTCTTCAACAACAACTGGTTCAGTAACTGGTTCTTCAACAACAACTGGTTCAGTAACTGGTTCCTCTACAACTGGTGCTGGTTCCTCTACAACAACTGGTTCTTCAAGAACTGGTTCTTCAACAACAACTGGTTCTTCAAGAACAACTGGTTCAGTAACTGGTTCTTCACGAACTGGTTCCTCAACAACTGGTTCTTCAACAACTGGTACTGGTTCTTCAACAACAACTGGTGCTGGTTCCTCAACAACAACTGGTGTTGACTCCTCAACAACTGGTTCCTCAACAACAACTGGTTCTTCAACAACAACTGGTGCTTGTTCCTCAACAACAACTGGTTCCTCAACAACTGGTACTGGTTCAGTAACTGGTTCTTCAACAACAACTGGTTCAGTAACTGGTTCTTCACGAACTGGTTCCTCAACAACAACTGGTGTTGACTCCTCAACAACTGGTTCTTCAACAACAACTGGTGCTTGTTCCTCAACAACTACTGGTACTGGTTCCTCAACAACAACTGGTGCTGGTTCCTCAACAACAACTGGTGTTGACTCCTCAACAACTGGTTCCTCAACAACAACTGGTTCTTCAACAACAACTGGTGCTTGTTCCTCAACAACAACTGGTACTGGTTCCTCAACAACAACTGGTGCTGCTTCCTCAACAACAACTGGTGTTGACTCCTCAACAACTGGTTCCTCAACAACAACTGGTTCTTCAACAACAACTGGTGCTTGTTCCTCAACAACAACTGGTACTGGTTCCTCAACAACAACTGGTTCCTCAACAACAACTGGTTCCTCAACAACAACTGGTTCCTCAACAACAACTGGTTCCTCAACAACAACTGGTTCCTCAACAACAACTGGTGCTGGTTCCTCAACAACTGGTTCCTCAACAACAACTGGTGCTTGTTCTTCAACAACAACTGGTTCTTCAACAACAACAACTGGTTCAGTAACTGGTTCTTCAACAACAACTGGTGCTGGTTCTTCTACGACAACTGGTTCTTCAACAACAACTGGTGTTGACTCCTCAACAACTGGTGCTGGTTCTGGTGATGGTTCCTCTACAACTGGTGCTGGTTCCTCTACAACAACTGGTGCTGGTTCTGGTGCTGGTTCCTCTACAACTGGTGCTGGTTCTGGTGCTGGTTCCTCTACAACAACTGGTGCTTCTTCTTCTACAACAACATGTTCATCGTTATTTTCCATTTATATATATAAATGAACAATAAAAATAATACTTTGCTAAATATTTACATTTTCAAAATACAAATATTATATATATTTATCTAAAATACATTTTGGAATTAGGTTTGTTTTGATGTTTTCCATTTTTTTGAAACACTTATTTATAGTTACTTCACTAACCCCGCATATCTGTTTAATATCCATCTTATTGATATTCAAATTACAATTTTGAGATACAAAATACACTATACCTGCGGCAATTGCATGTGGGGTATTATCCGAAATAATATTTTGATTTTCCAATTTTTTTGCAATAAATTTTGAAAGCATTGTCAATTCATTATTTATATTTAATTTACTACAAAAACGTTCTATAAATGAACTTGGTGTAGTTGTACATAAATCAGTTTGTTGAGATGGTTCTACATTACGTTCTATATTATGTAATATATTCACAGCCATGGAGCAACCACTCGTTGCACTCGTCTTATCCAATTTGAATATTTCGGCAATTTCATGCGATGTCCGTGGACAACCATTTAGACGACATGAAATATAAATCGACGCGGCTTTGATTCCATCGCGATTCAATCCCCTAAACATCTTTTGTTCAGAAATATCCTTGTGAATTGTCATCGCAACATCAATAAATATTTTCGGAATACCTGCATTTTGCGCCATTATGGTAATAAACTGAAATTCATCATACAATGATTTTTCTTTGTGTGGCATCGATTGCCATTCCGTCCATTTTCGTATTTTTTTCATTTCATACGATGAATTTGTAGCACATAACACTTTGCAACCATAGGAAGATTCAACAAGCAAAGGATTAATCGGATTTCCGCATCGGGTAGGGTCATTCGTATTCTTGTCGTCGGCTCCATAAAATCGCCATTCCGGAGAATAATCCAATGTATTTTTATATATGACGGAACATTCTTGATTTGTACATGTTGGAAACCCATCTTCCATAATTATTAAAACGGATTTACATAATGAACATAAACCACTTTCTACGTCATATATGCATTCTATATTTGTATTTGTTTTTGTATCTTTTGTAGTGATATGTTGTTTTTCTAAATCAAATATATCCCATAATTTTGATTTTTCTTTGTTGGATAAGATAACCTTTTTCTTTTTTGTTTTAGAATTATTTTTATTTAGAGAAAAATCGTGGTCATCTTTTTTGGTATTTAGCTGTTGTGTGTTTTCTTTTTTTTTGGGTTTTCGTATAGTTATTATTTCATCTGATATTTGAATCATTTAAATATTGTAATTACTATATTAATATAAAGATGTTTTTAATCAATTTTATATAAATAATTTATAGTGATAATATAGATAATATAATGGAAAATGTATCAGTATTTGAAGACTATGTTAAAAAAGTCTTGAATTTGGTACCAAGACCATTTTATACAGAAGCCGCTCAAAAAGTAGTTCATGAAATTTGTGAAACTATTTACAAAGAATTGGATAATAATGGAGACCGAGTACCCAGAGAAGAAATTATTAAAATTGTTGAAAAATTTATAGAAATTCATTTGAATAATCCAAATGATAATCCAACGGGAATAAAAGATGCAATAGCAGCAAGTCTTTCAAAAACAATACCGGAAATCTACAAAGACGAATATATAAATATGAAATTATTAAAAAAAATTATTGATGATGATAATAAAGGTCATGATAATAAAGGTGATGATAATAAAGGTGATGATAATAAAGAAGAAGGTGAAGGTGAAGTTAAAATTAATAAGAAAGGAGTATTTTATCAATTGTTGAATAATGCTCATTTGGTAAAACAAGACCCTTCTTCATTCAATGCATTAACACGTAGAGCATCTAATTTGGGTAGTCAAGTAAAGTCTAGCTTAGGAAAAATAAGGGAACCTTTAGGTAAACAATTAGGAAAAGTCAGAAATTTGATAGATAACGATCAAAAATCATATGCAAAAAATATTATAAAAATGATAAATGACGGAAAACTATCGATTGAAAGTGGTGTACCGCCAGTAGCAGAACCAAAATCAAACGGAGGAAATTCACAAAATGTACAATATCGTGATAAAAAATCTAAAACTAGGATAACCCCGCGCCGTAGAAGTAAAAATGGCACTATTAAAATGGTAGGAGGAGAAAAAAAAAAACAAGAAAAAGGACCAGAAGGAGGAGTACCAGAAGGAGGAGTACCAGAAGGAGGAGTACCAGAAGGAGGAGTACCAGAAGGAGGAGTACCAGAAGGAGGAGTACCAGAAGGAGGACAAACAGAATCTCTAAAAAACGCTGCTTCTGATGCAAAGAATGAACTAATGTCTAAGTTTGGAGATGTAAAAACAGCTCTGGATAACCCCAGTGATTTAATAAAAAATGGGGCGACAATTGGATTCGGCAACAGTAGCGCAAGTAGTAATACTACTAATACTCCAATGAACCATGATTCGAACAATACATTACCTTATATACAAACAAATTGTGGCAGTGGTGTTGGTTTACCTTGTCTCATTGATCCGGCTTTTTTGTGGAAAATGTTTTTAGAACTAAGAGAACCATTTGCAAGAGAATTTATAAAAAAAGTAAAAGAAAAGTTACCAGATTCTACAATTGAACCTATTACTGTTAAGCGTGATATATATAAAAAAATTCTATTAGTTATTCAAGCACATTTACAACATAAAGATGGTCAAGCCATGTTAAAAAAACATATTGAGACTTTAATAGAAAATGAATTAAAGTTTTTTAATGGTGACAACCAGATGAAAAAGAGAATAATAGAAAATATATTAAAAAAACCGTCGAAAATAAGTGAAAAATTAATAGAAATTATTGCATCTAATTCTGTAAAACCAGAACAACCAAAAGAGACAACCGATTCGTGCACTGGTACCGGTTCTAAACCAGTTGATAATAAACAATCATTTTTATCAAGATTTAATAAATATAAGAAATCATCATCATCATCAGCTGCATCATCATCAGATGCAACTCTAACATCATCATTAGCTCAATCAAAAGTAGATGATGATGAGATAAGAGAACCAGAATCAGTAAAAAACGGCGGTAATAAACTTACAGGAGGCGACGGTGAAGACGATAAAAAAGATAAAAAAGATATATTCAATATTGACATTGATGTAGTTGTACACAAATTTTCAAATTGGTTAGATTGTTCAATCGAAAATTATTTTAAACCAGGTAATAAAGAACAATTAATTCAAGGGTGTATTGATGGACAGCAACCGATTACAAGAGACACATCTAAAAAAGAGGAAGATTCTGACAAAAAAATAGTTTTGTGTATAGATGATGTCGACCATGGTGGTCCAGCTTCATGTGAAAATTATAACGATATATACAATGCAGCCAAAGAGATACATAGTGAAGATAAGCATAAAAATAAACCTAGTTTTGAAAAACAAAAACATGCAAAAATAATGGAAGATTTAGACAAATTTAGAGATGAAATGAAAAAGAAATGTATTAAAAAAAAAAATACTTCTGGTGAAAATAAATCTGAGGTTGCATCAAATTCTGAATCAAATGTGGAAGATGAAATAGTGAAAGTATCAATAGATGCAATTAAGAATTTAATACAAACAAAAGGCGGGTACTCAACTAAAAACAAAACAAAAAAGCGGAGAACAAAGAACAATAAAAGAAAAACTATGAAACATAAAAAAAGAAGAACAAAGAAAAACAGAAAACATAAAAAATAAACAAACTACCATAAAAATATGTTGTCAACATCAACGTTGAGAACATAAACATCTAACCCATTCTTTTCTCGATTTTTTCGAAAAATTCGGGTTTATATACCAAATTTCCAGACGGTTTGTATTGATTAATAGGCGTATATTGTTTTCCATCTTTTTGCACTGGATTACCATTTTTATCATTCATAATTTTACTATTAATATCATGTTCTTCTTCTTTGGCATCTTTCTTATGAATAATATTACCATGTTCATCAATAACGTTTCCAGTTTTCTTTTTCACTTCACTGCGAACATACGAAGGAATCCAATGATTCCAAGAAACAAATAATGTATTTGGATGGATATACCGAACATGAAATCCGTTATCTTCTAGTTTCACCACTAAATAAGATATACATTCACCTTTATCATAAACAGGTTCTCCAAAAATATATTCGGGAACATTGAAAAATATATGTTGTTCGTTCCGTTTATTTTTACCAGTAAACGTGATTCGTTTATGAATTCTGTTCAAAATTTTGTTGAAAATACCAATTTGTTTCAAATCCCGCTGTTGATGTTTCTCATATAAATCATCTATATTAATTTTTTGTAAACTTTCATCATCATCTGTAAACAATAAAGCCATTCTATATTATTATACTGAAAAATATTTTTCCAAGAAAAACTAATGAAGAAATTGTAATATACACAATATACAAAAACATGGAAGGAGAACCTGTAAATGTAGAAAAACCGATACCAAATATCAAACATATTGTATTATCAGGAGGTGGAACAGTCGGGTTTTCACAATATGGCGTATTACGAGAAAGCAATCAACGAGGGTTTTGGTCGATTGAAAATATAGAAAGCATATATGGAATTTCAGTAGGGTGTATTGTTGGTTTATTCATTTCCCTAAATTTTGAATGGGATGTTCTGGATGACTACTTAATTAAACGCCCATGGCAAAACGTAATTAATTTTACAATGAATTCTCTTATACAATCATTTGATTCTCGAGGAATACTAGACAAAAACATAATTTATGAAATTATACAACCGCTATTTCGTGCAAAGAATATAGATATAGAATGTACAATGAAAGAATTGTATGAGATTACAAAAATAGACTTACATATATTTGTAACGGAGTTGAATAATTATAAGTTAATTGATATATCTTATACGGACTATCCGGATTGGAAAGTAGCGGATGCTATATATGCATCATGTTGTTTACCACTATTATTTAAACCATTATTAATAGATTCGTATTGTTATGTTGATGGTGGATTTATTCAAAATTATCCAATAGTGGAATGTATTAAAAGTGGTAAAAATCGCGAAGAAATTTTTGGTATATACAAGAATTTATCCTATATACAAAACGTAAATGAATCGTCGACATTATTTGATTATATATCAATTGCTTTTAACAAAATATTTACAAATTATTATAATCACGAAACACTTCCTTATGAAATAAATTTGGATACACCACCGGTAGGATTATATGATATATTTGATTTTGCATCAGTCAAAGAAAAACGAATTGAATTTATAGATTTGGGCACGAAAGCTTATAACGAATTTTTTGATAGATTATAAAAAATTAAGCTTTGGTTTGGGCAATAGTAGTTGCATTAACAAATTCTTTTAACGCATTGAATGTAATTTTTGTATCAAATTCATATTGTTTTGAATTAATCATAATTTTAATTGTAGGATAAGATTCAATGTTATATTTTGCAATAGCAGATGCTACATTTGGGTTATCATCATCAGTACAATTAAGTTCATTGCATGTAATTAGATAATCATTTACCACTGTATTATTGTATTTTTCTTTGAATTGATTCCATATAGGTTTTGCAGTTTTGCAATGTGGACACCAATCAACATAAAAAAAGAATACGTCGGCTGTTTTTGTTCGCGTATTCGTATTTGGAACATCGTTATATTTTTTCACAATTTTCTTTTCTTTAAAAAATTTGTTATATGCATAATAACTTGCAATGATAAATATGATTAATATAGAAATAATAAGTATAGTACGTTCATAACGTTTGATATATCTGTTATAGATTAATTCGACGAATTTAGACATTATATACTATGTATCTATATTTTTCTGTAATATTTTACGATATTATTTTAATTTGCTAAATTTATGAAGAAGCAAATATTTAGGCATAATACTTTTTATCATAATTATATAAATAATGTCAAAAACATATAAAAACCGTGTAACAAAAAAACGAAAAACAATGAAGGTATATAAACGTTCAGATTATCAAAGTAATGATGGTATGTTGACAACTGTATGGGGGCCTAGTACATGGCATTTATTACATACAATGAGTTTTAACTATCCGGTAAATCCAACATGTGATGATAAATATAATTATAGAAATTTTGTTCTCAATCTTCAAAATGTATTGCCATGCGGTAAATGTAGAAAAAATTTGAAAAAGAATTTCAAAAAATTGCCACTAACATGGAAAACCATGGAAAATAGAGAAAAGTTCTCCATATATATTTATAAATTACATGAATTGGTGAATAAAATGTTAAATAAGACATCGGGATTAACATATAATGATGTTCGTGAACGTTATGAACATTTCAGAGCAAGATGTGCTAAAAGCATAAAGGAAATAAATAAAGAAAAAGAAGTAGAAAAAGAACCAGAAAAAGGGTGTATTGAACCTCTTTATGGTGAAAAATCAAAATGTGTTTTGAAGATTGTTCCACAAGATACAAAGTGTGAAACATTTACAATAAATGAAAAGTGTATTAAAAAAAAATTGTATAAATAAAGATATATTTAGTAAAAGTAAAACTATCGTAAATATATAGCAAACAATATATATAATGTCCAACATAGAAACGGTTGATAAAAAAATTATAAATCACGAAGAACAATATTATTCAAATATCGCTCCTGCTCAGGAAAAAAAAGAAGAAATTGTTCCATTTTGGACTCAAAATCCAAATGTTTTATTTCAACAAAAATATTTTTTTGAATTTTTTCCTACTGAAAATATGAGTTATTCGCAAAAATTAAATGCAATTTCCAGAATGGTTTTATTTTTAACAATCATTTCATTTATGTTTACAAAAAACATATCATTGTTAGTTATTTCAGCAATTACATTATTCTGTATCTTCATGTTATTTTATTACAAAGAACAAGAAAAATTAAAATTGGACAATAAAACATTAAATTTAGAAAAAACAATGGAGGGATTTGATAATATAGCAATCGATACATTAAAACAAAATAATGTGCCAGTAACTACTAATGTTTTTGAACCACCAACATCATTAAATCCATTTAGCAATGTATTAATAAGTGATTATGATTACAATGTAAATAAAAAACCAGCGGCACCTGCATTCAATACCAATGTAAACAATGATATATTAAATCAAGCGAAACAATTAGTTAAAGAGGCAAATCCTGACCAGCCAGATATTTCGGATAAATTATTCAAAGATTTAGGAGAACAATATGTTTTTGAACAATCATTACGCCCATTTCATTCAAATCCAAGTACTACTATACCAAATGACCAACAAGGATTTGCCGAATTTTGTTATGGTAGTATGGTATCTTGTAAAGAAGGAAATATGTTTGCATGTGCACGAAATTTAGCAAGACATACAAATTAGAGATTTAGTTTTTATTGTATAATGTAAATTTCTTGTGTAATAGTATATTATATAAGAAATGTCTTTAATGAGCAATTATTTGTTTAATAGTTCAGACCGTATTGGAATGGATGTTACTGACAACACACAATTAAATCTACAAAATACTCGTTTTGGCAATTACACCGTAGCCAACTATTATAATGAATCAACCAGTGATTCACATGTAAAATTCGCTACACAACAACCAAACGTTATGTTTAATGCAGTAAATGGTGGTAGTGGAGTAGGTGGCAGTGTAGTTGATTTTGAATCACTTCTTCATTTGAAAAATGAACAAGAAAGACCATTGGAAAAAATTCAATTACATCAACGTCCATTTTTGACCGTCCCATATTTAGGAAGAGGTTCATGCGATACTACATTAGAATCACAATTATTGCAAGGCGAAGTTGTTAGTGATAAAAAGAGTGTATCAACTATCATGGACAAATCATTCATGAGTTATTCATTATACCCTTCTGACAATAAAATGGAAGAACGTGTCAAAAATCCATCTTACACTGTTGAAGAAGCAGCCATGGATGGCTGGGTTCGTGGAGGTGCATCTGCTCGCGATATGAAAGTTGACAAATTCAATAAAAATCAACGCCCAAGCGATAGTAGTTATTAATGAATAATATAAAACAAAATAACATAAATATTACATCGTATTTATATTATTATTATTTAGGAAAATGGATTTAAGTAGAAATGATGTATTACCATACTATAATATATTCATTGAAAATATTCATTATGAAACAAATATAGAATATCGCGCATGTTTGCAAAGTTTGTGTAATTTACGATTTCCCGAAGGAGATTTTCCCGAAGATATACCGCCTGAATATAGAAATGAAATGAGCTATGACATCGATAATATGACACTTGCTCTTGATTTTGTATATAAAAAAACGAAGACGCACCCATTATTTCAAAAATTGTATAGTTTAGGCGCAGCCAAATTTTTTACAGAAGATGATACTGTCGGATTGGCGATTATGTTTTCTTACGATTATTTGAAATATTTTCACCCTTGTTTTACATATTTCTTGAAAAATCCGGATGGATTCAATGAGAATATGGATATTTATAAAAATTTAACAGAAGAACTTACAAAATAATATACTATTATAGTCTATAATATTAAATGGCATCTACACGAAATAGAAATACTCCCGGTAATTATGAATTAGAACAATGGTCAAATAAACATGAATGTGATTATAATACATATGCCACATATGGAAAACCAAATGAAACATTATTCCCAGGTGATGGTTTATTAACTGGTAAAGTTGGACCATTGGGATTGGCCCATAATAGTTGTGACATTGAATCTATGTTACGTGGCATTGGCTCTACAAATTTAGTCGCACCTAACCCCACAATAGTCCCAGAAATCAAACCTTTGAAAAGTTTATCTATTATAGACCGCCTTCCAGTTGCAGTTCCGGACCCATTGGTAATTGAACCAAATCAACGTCCTGGTCGGTACTTGAATTGAACGGATATACTTTTTGGGATATGCGTTGGTTTTTTGTTTTTTTGTTTTTGAATGTTGTGTTGGTTTTTCTTTGTTTTTTTTGAATTTCTTCCTTTTTAACAAATATTTGATTTTTAAATACTTGTTGTATTGCATTTGTAATGGGATTTATAGGTTCCTCATGTTTTTGTTCCAGTTGTTTTGGCTGTTCTTGTGTAGTTTCTGATTTTTTATCATTAAAATTTGAAAATAAATTATTAAAAATATTTGATGCGGGTTTGTTTTCAACATTCTCTGGCAATTTATCTATATTTTGAAAATCCATTACCATTTTATCATCATGGGTAACCGTTTTTCCATTGGATTGTATCTCAACTGGTATTTTGATAATTGCCATTATGTATTTTGATTCTTTCGATTCATTTGATTCCATTTTTATATTTATTTTCTATACTTTTAAATCGTTTATTTTCATAAATACATATAAAAATATGTATTTATATTCCATAAAAATGTCATACGTATATTTATTAGAATCTACAAATAAGAATACATACGTCGGTGCGACCGTTGACCTGGAACGACGATTACGACAACATAATAAAGAAATTGCGGGCGGGGCCCACGCTACTGGAATGAAAGTCAATCGAGGAGAAGAATGGGTACGTGCGTGTCATGTATCTGGATTTCCAACTTGGCAAGCCGCTTTGCAATTTGAATGGCGATGGAAGCAACTTAGTCGTAAAATATCACCGTCGGTTTATCCTTTGGAAAAAAGAATGATGGCTCTAAAACATTTGCTTTCTTTGGAAAAATCGACATCGAAAGCGATTCCTTTTTCTGAATGGGAAGCACTGCCTACGGTTCATTTAGAAACCCCCGATGCAGTAAAATATTACGAAACTAATTGAATTTTACCACAATTTTCACGGTCTCTTTTTTAATGCATTTGCATGCAGATACTGATAATTCTTCTCTCTTCTTGCGGGTTTTTGAATTATCGTCTTGTGAATCCAATGATTTTTTGTTTTTGGATGTACTGTTTCGCGCATTCATATCGTTCTCAATTGCGTCATAATTATCTTTAATATAATCCACTATTTTGTTCTCGATTGCCCATTTGAAAAAATTGAGTTGTCCAATCGTGGTTTCCATGTATTTTTCATCGTCATATGGAATAGAAATACGTTCCCATCTGCAAAATGGGTCGAATCTGCGTTTAGAATAGGCTTTTAGTTTTAATTTGTAGTCATTGTATACTTTGAATCTGGATGTAGTTTCTGCATGTTTGTTCTCCAATTCATAGACGGTATAGAATTTTTTCGCAAAATTGGTTACGAACCAATCGACGATTCTTAGCGAAATCTTGGATTCGCCGTTGATAATACACATCATTTTGTTCAAATTATCGCGATTGTTGTAAAAATCCATTAAGTTTTTCATTAATAATTCATTTTGAGTATTTGTATTTGCTATGTATGCCATTGGAATAATATTCCGGTTTTATTTATATAATTTTTTGTGTAATTATATAAATATTGGGTTTTGTTAACAATGCGTTTTTGTACCCAAACTCTTGTAATAATGACCGTTATATGCCTTATTTTTATCTAATGCTTTTGCTAATGTTTTATCACTCATTTGTAATGTTTTTATACAATCATATTTGCAAACGAATTCTCTTATTAAATTGTTTTGTGTATCATATTGCCCAACTCCATCTTTATATAGTATTGGTTCTCCAACTCTATTTACAAATTCGTGTTTTAGATTTTCTTCGCAAGTATCATACAACATGTAATAGTGTCCTTTTGCTAATGTTCCTTTTTTTACTGGATTATCCAATGCCGATGTTGATTCATAACCATTCTGCGTTGCGGCCGTTTTTCTATCAATATATACATTGATTATTTGGGTTTTAGTTGCGTTTAATTTTGCAATATAACCCAAATTCTGGCTTTTGGATTTTTTATTTGGTTGAATATTATATAATACATTTGGGTCTAATTCTCTGTCTACATACATCCATCGAAACCCTTTATATACTAAATTTTCTTCAACGGCTTTGTGAATACTTGGTCTTTTTATTGCAGTGTCTTCTTTCATACATTCTGTAACAGTTTCATATACTTTTATTATTTGTAATGTTTCTGGATTTATTTTTTGTAATCTTGGACCAATTGTTGGTAATGGTTCTTGAAAATTGGTAGTTGTGCGAGTTTGCGTTGAATTCAATTTATTCAATATTTCTTTGTTTGTGTTTTCCAAATTATCCAATTTATTAGATAAAACTTTTATTGTATTATTCATTTCTGTCAATAATTCATTGTTTAGATTGTTTTGATTACTTTCAAGTTTATATTTCAATAATTCATTTTCTTTCATAAGTTCTCCAATGTTATAATTGAAATTATTTTTATTATCATTGATGATATTTAAAATCATTTCATATGTCAATTCCTTACCAATCAAAAATAATTCATTTTCATGTTCATGTCCAGTTAAATTATTTACTTTATTTAGTCTTATAGAATTATGATGATGTAAAAATCGCTCCAAATCTTTACTTTTATCTACAGAAACACAATTCAACAAAAGACATTCTTCATAATTTTTTTTATGTTCATTGTATCTGTTTTGAATTCCTACTGTGCTATGTCCGATTTTCACCACATATTCACCATTGGGAAAAGTTTTTACTTTTATGATATAAACTAATGGACCTGAATTACAATATTCTTTTAATAAAATATTTTCCTTTTCTTTTACTATTTTTTCTTCCATTTCTTTATTTTTTACACTTTCTATTTCTTGGAATTCTGTTTTTTGTTTTTCTAATTGTTTTTGTAAATTATAAACGCCACTTAATCTGATTTCTTTTATTACTTGACAAACCCAATTTTGAAATTTTTCAGCAATTGGTTTTCTCGATTTGAATAAAATTTTATATAAACCTTTTTCAGTTAAAAATGTTACTTGTTTTGGACCAGTAGACGTGTCCATAGTATGGACATGTCTTTCAGTTTCATCAAAATATTGAATTGAAGTTCTAATATTTCCCATTTCTAATATTTCACCAATATCACTAGCTCTAAATAGAGGTTCTGTAATAGTTCCTTTTATTACAATTTCAGTATGTAAATTATTTTCGTTAAACGCCTTGACTACTTCCATTGTTGTTCTGTAATATACTATATTACACGTCTTTATTTTGTTTTATACAAAAATATTTATTGATTTTTTTCATGATAAAAGGGTGTACATAGTATGTAGACCCTTTTGAATTATATTTATAAGTTGCTTATTTTTAGACTATAAGAAAGTTACTATAAATATAAGACTACAAAGCCTTATATTTATTTTAGTTTCTAATTAAATAAAAAACTAGTTTAATTACTTAATTTGAATATGCTACGCCTGCCATTCCGGACATGACTCTCAATACGTTGTATGAAAGAGCATATACTCTGACTTTGGCAGTGGCGGTACCACCGACAGCAGCAGATGAAAGGACAAGTTGAAGAACAGCGTTATCAATTCTGGAAAAGTTGCAACTGCCTGAGGGTTGATGTTCCTCAGGTCTCAATGCAAAGGAATATACGTTGATACCAGTGTCAGGTGCGCGGGTGTGGTGTTGGAATGGTTGGACAACATCGAAGTATGATCCTTCGCGTTCAGAGAATCTGTCTTGACCGTTAAGTTGAAGCTTAGCAGTGACGACTGGGTTTTCACCCCAACAATGCATGTCAAGGGCGGTTTCAGCAAGAACGAAGGTTCCGGCATCAGATAAGGCAGAGCCAGTCATAGTTGGAGCAGCAGTGTTGACTTGGTCAACGAATGCTTGGTAGTTGTTGGCACCGGAGGCCCAATCAGCAGTGGTGGCTGGGGTGTTTCCAATGTTAACATTGATAGCACCAGCCATTTGGAATAATCCACTGGTGGCAATGAATGAGTTAGATCCTTGGGTTTCAGCTGGACCACCGAAAGCATGGATAGCGTTAGGAAGAGCATCAATGGCATCAGTATAGTTGAATGGTTGAGCACCTAAGGTCTTGTATAGGACAGAGCCGGATTCAAGGGATGAGCAGTAATCAACGTTAGCATCAGGTTGGACAACCCATACTAATTCCTTGCAAGGATGGTTGAAGTTAAGCTTGATTTTGTTGGATGATGAACCGACTGATTCGTCACCAGTGAATTGAAGTTGTTCAATAAGGTATTCGTGAGGGTTTTGTGCCATCTTTCTACGTTCATCAGTATCAAGGAAGATATAGTCAACATAAAGGGAAGCAGCAACAAGGGATTGTTGGTAAGCAGCAGTGACTGATTGGGTGGTTCCATCAACAGAGGTTAATGATTTAACAGCCCATAGACATTCTCCAATTGGTCTGAAATCAATGTTGATTTTGACTTCGTGGTATTGAAGAGCAATAAGTGGAAGAGCAAGTCCAGGGTTTCTGCAAAACCAGAAAAGAAGAGGAATGTAAAGGGTGGTTTCTGGAAGAGCGTTTCTTGGGGCGCAAACTTGGTTTGGTCCTCCGTTTGATGAACAAGCACCTGAGACAGCGGCGAAATCAGGGTCGCAGATGTAGGCAAGTTGAGTGGTGTGTCCAATCATCTTGAAGTATCCACGTTGTTGTTCAGATGAAAGGGTAAGTTGGTTCCAGATGTGCATCCAGTCACCGTATTGACGGTCAATTCTTTGACCACCAATTTCGACTTCAACTTGGGAGACAAGTTGTTCACCGACGAAATCTAACCAACGGGCATAGACACCATCAGTACCTGAGGTCTTTTGGGATTGGTTAATTTCTGGAAGGGTGACTTGAAGGTAGGTTCTGTAAGCTAAATCACCGTTTCTTGAAATGGTGCAAGTAACTCTACGACCAAAATCGGCTTGGCCAGAGAAAGTTTGTTCAATACTTTCCATGGCAAAGTTGGTATGTCTGCGGTATGATACTTTCCAGAAGGTAATTTCTGGGGTTCCGGTAAGGAAGACGTCTTGTGCGCCGTAGGCGACTAGTTGCATTAGTGCTCCACCCATTTTT